AAAAGAAAATTTAGGAGAACAAATCAATGGCTAGTTTAACAAACTTATTAGGTGGCGGTTCTAGTGGTGGATCAATAGATCACCGAAAAGAAGGACTTCCATTATTTGGTATTTGGGGAGATAACTCCGACCAAAATCACAACGTTAATTACAGAATTTACGATTCAGGTTTCAAAAATGTAGGTTCGCCTTGGGCAGCCGTTTGTAACTCAACTACTAACTATCGTTTCGGTATGTTAGGAGACGCTTCACACTCATACAATTATAGTGACCACTCAACAGATGTTTCGCATTGTAACTTAACTTCACAATCTTACACTTCTTGGACTTGTTACTTAAAATCTATGTACCAATGTGACCAATATCCTTGGGCACAATACTACACATCTTCAAAAGATGGATTTATTTCGTTTCATTCTTATCACCAAATGACATCTTCATTTGAATTTACAACTGCTTGGTCTAAACTAAATATGGTTTTACCAGAAGGTATCAGACCTAGAAGACTATTTACAAATAGACAACAAACTATGAGAGAATTGAATCCAGGAAATAACTCTAGTGGACAAATTCAATGGTATAATTACACTTCACATATGTTACTTACAAGTAGTGCTTACGCTACAGGTACTGGATATAACGAGAAAAACAAAATGCTTGTTATGGTTCACTCTAATAACGAAGGTTCAAATACTACAAAAGTAATTCACATTTTCAAATCAAGTGTATGTTTAAATCAAGTTAACAGAATCAAAGATTACTTTGATAACTTAACTTCTACTGAATACTTTACTGACACTTGGACATCTAACAACAATAGAAATATGACTGTTGCAGTTGGTAATAACGAGTGGGTTGGTTTCGGACACAAACACGGTAACGGTATGAGATATGCTGCTTACAACTGTAAGAACGGAACATCATTAGGAACTACTGCTGCTGCTAGACTTTACATTGGTTGGCAAGATTTCAACGGTTCAACTACAACATCTTATAGTGCTGAAAATGATGCTTACTTGTACACGAAGTTTAATACAACTTGGGATGGTACTTGGGGAATGATTTATGGTGCTTACTACTACTACGGAGTTGGTATTTGCGGTTGGTGTATGAGTTTAGAAAATCCTAGAAAGTTCATAAGTGTTAACCAGACTAAATCAGGTAGAGGAAATCCTTTCCTTGCTTGGGGTAAAACTGGATTCCACGGTGGATATTCTGATAACACAGATAGTGAATCTTGGAGAACATATGCTTGGACATTTGACCCAACTGATTCAGATCACACAGCTCAAACGGAAGTTATGTATGGTGCTGATGATGGAAATACTGTTGTACAAGATGGTAATGCTAGAGGAACCGGAACAATGGTAACTAACAAGTCAGGTAATTATAGTTTAACACAGTCCAGAAATTTCCTACACGGTGGATTCTGTTCTACTTGTTATCCAATGATGTGCCAAGTTGACTGGTGGGGTAACTACGGTAATACTGATAGTTGCTACGGTGGTAAACACGGTATAGACGCCACTACATAAAATTAACAATAGAAGGAATATAAAAAATGGATTATTATTTTAATAACAATGGTGAACCTTTTACTGCTAATGCTGTAACAGGTGATGACGCAGTTGCTAAAGGTGAAGCAGTTAAAAAAACTGGTATTGCAGATGTTGAGTCTTGGAGATTATCTTTAGACTCAGATGGCAATGTAGTTGTATTCGGTGGCGCTAAAAACGAAACCGATGCTCAGGCACAACAAGAAACTGATAGAATAGCTCAAATTGCAACTGATAAGGCAACAGCAGACGCTTTAGCTGGCGAATAAGTTTAGATAAGTTTAATACTTAACTTTACATTGTTGGTTTTATATTATGGCATATGACATTAAAGAGCTCACTAAAGAGATTCATCAAAACGCTGAACGACAAGAATTTGTAAAAATTCTAATGAGTGGTACGATTCGTCCAGAATTGTACGCTATCTACTTGTATAATCAGTTACAATGTTATTCTGTACTAGAGAAGTATGGAATGCACAATGACTTGTTTAGACAAACACCTGGTCTACAAAGAGCAGAAAATATACATAGAGATTTCAAAAAACTATGGGAACTTGATTTCAATCCTGAAATCACACCTAGTACAAAAAAATATGTTGAGCATATTGAAACTATCAAAGACGATCCAGAAAAACTATACGGACATATCTATGTTAGACACTTAGGTGATCTATCTGGTGGTCAGATGATTTCTAAAAAAGTACCTGTTAAATCATTTTATGACTTTAATGGTCAAGGACAAGAGTACAAAAGAATTGTAAAAGAAATTATAAATGAATACTTGAACACATATAAAATTAATGTGTTAAGTGAAGTAGAGTATTGTTTTGAATCTGCTACAAATTTATTTAAAGAGATGAACGAAATCAGTAAACCTCTAGTATTAACAAACGAAGTTTTTGAATTTACTAGTGATAATAGAGATATAGAAAACGATCCTTTCAAAGGAACTACCATTCAAGGTAAAGATTAATGATCTGGGAAAGATTAATTAAACTAGAAAAACAAATAATAGAAGTATTAGATAAGAATTTAATTGAGTACAAAGAACCAGGTATGGATAGATTTAATAATCCTAACTGGACAAATCGTACTTGGAAAAATAGAAGTATTAGAAGAGCTCACGTTGATGTAGTTGACGCTAGAGAATCTAAAGGATTATGGATGGCACATATATGTCTATTTCCTATTACTACAAATGGTGGACCTATTTACGGTTTTGATATTATTGCAGGTAAGAGTAAAGTTACTGGTGCGTTCCACGACTTCTCTCCACTACTTAAAAAAGAACACGCATTAACAAAATATTTTATAGAAGAAAACAAATGGTACAAACCATCAAAGGTAAGAGAATTGCCTGATTGGGCAAAGAATATCTTTAGTCCAGGAATGATTGCTGCTGGTAATGTAAGAGAAGAAAAAGAATTAGAACAAATATGTACAATGGGTTTATCAAACTTAAACGCATATATTGACAAGATAGGTGATTATGATAACGATTCTGTTAAGGAAGATGTCATAAATGCACAAAATTATTACTGTATTAATCAACAAAAGAATCCACATACACCAAAAACAATGCAATCACTAGGGTTACCTGAAGATGATATAAAGTTGTTTTGTGCTGATAATCTCTTTCCTACCATTAAATAATTCTTATAAATAGTAATAACAAAGAGGAATTATATGGCTGTACCATCTACACGAGAAACATTAAAGCAATACGCATTACGAGCATTGGGTAAACCAGTGATTGAAATAAATGCTGATGATGACCAATTAGAAGATAGAATAGATGAAGCTGTACAATATTTTCAACAGTTTCACTATGACGGTATTAGAAGAACATATTTAAAATACAAATTAACGGCTGAAGACAAAACTCGTTTAACTGGTTTAAATACCGAGAGCGAAACTAAATCAGATTTAAAAGATACAGGTGTTTCAACAACTTGGTATGAAGATAAAAATTATCTTGTAGTACCTGAGACCATTCTTTCTATTATTAATATCTTTCCAATTACAAACAAAGGTAATATGAATCTATTTGATGTAAGATACCAAATGAGATTAAATGATCTGTATGATTTTTCTTCAACTTCAATGGTTAACTATGATGTTGTATTAAGACATTTAGATTTTTTAGATCATATACTTGTAGGTGAAAAACCTATGAGATTCAATCAACACGACAATAGACTTTACATTGATATGGATTGGAAGAATGATTTAGAAGAAGATGAATTTATAGTAATAGAATGTTATAGAAGATTAGATCCAAACACTTACACAGATGTTTTCAATGACATTTATTTAAAAAGATATACTACTGCTTTATTTAAAAAACAATGGGGCGCTAACTTATCTAAATTTAATGGTGTTGCAATGGTCGGTGGCGTAACTTTAAACGGACAACAAATATATTCTGAGGCGCTTGCTGATATAGAAAAACTAGAAACAGAAATAAGAAGTACATTTGAATTAAACCCAGCCTTTATGATAGGATAATGCTATGCCAGTTAATCATTACTTTCAAGGTGGCAACGGTATCGGTAATCAAAACGAGAAAAGACTTTACGAGGATTTAATTGTAGAGGGCCTAAAAATTTATGGGCACGATGTTTATTACCTACCTAGAACACTAGTCAATAGAGATTTGATCTTAGGAGAAGATACGACTTCTCGTTTTGATGACTCTTGGATGGTAGAAATGTATGTAGAGTCAACCGAAGGCTTTGCAGGTCAACAAGAAATAGTTTCAAAATTTGGTTTAGAGATAAGAGAAGACACTACATTTATGGTGTCTAAAAGAGCTTGGGATTACCACGTTGGTTTAAAAGATAGTTTAATTGCTACAGGTAGACCAAACGAAGGTGATATAATTTATTATCCTTTGATGAACTCATTTTTTGAAATACAGTTTGTTGAAGATCAGGAACCTTTCTTTGCATTAGGTCAACTACCAGTTTACAAATTAAGAGTGACTCGTTGGGAATATTCTAGTGAGAAACTTGATACAGGTTTAGATGTTATTGATAGTGCTGGAGACAAGTACACACTAGATCAATTAAATTACAAATTTAGTTTAGAGAGTGGTCAAGTTGCTTTAGATGGCGAAGGATCAATAAGACTAGAAGAAGATTTATCAACAGGTGAACCACAATTTTTAATGAGTGAAGAATTTACAGCATCCTCAATACAAACTCAATCATCTTATGCTTCTAATACAGATTTAGATTCTGAAGCAGGATTTGATACTTCTTCTACTTTAGATGATATACTAGACTTTACAGAAAGAAATCCATTCGGAGATGAGGATAGTTTATAATGTTAGGAAATAGATTTTACAATCAAAGTTTTAGAAAATTAATTGTTGCATTTGGACAAGTGTTTAACAACATAGTTATTCAAAGAGAAAATGCTACTGGTGGTGTAACTAGTAGAATAAAAGTACCTCTTGCATATGCACCTAAAGAAAAATTTTTAGTTAGATTAGATCAACAAGCAAATTTGAATAGTAGAGAGTTTGCAACATCATTACCTCGTATGGGTTTTGAAATTACAGGTCTTAATTATGACGCTACTAGAAAATTAACTCGTGTTCAAAAATATTCACAAGTTAAAACAGGTGAAGACGGTAAGAAAACTAACTTTAATTATACACCTGTACCTTATAATATTAGTTTACAACTATACATTTTTACAGCAACTGCTGAAGATGGTCTACAAATTATAGAACAAATACTACCTTACTTTCAACCAGACTATACAGTTACAGTCAATATGGTTCCTAAGTTAGATATTAAAAGAGATATACCTATCGTGTTAGGTAACATAAATTACGAGGATAGTTATGACGGAGATTTTACTAGTCGTAGAGCCGTTATATATACTATTAACTTTACTGCTAAAACATATCTGTTTGGTCCTATGAACAACCAAGGTGTTATTAAAAAAGCACAGGCAGATTTAGGGGCAGATACAGATGGTCCCTTGACTAGAGATGAAAGAGTTGTAGTAATACCTAATCCTGAAACTGCTGACGCAGATGATGATTTTGGATTTACAACTACAATTAGTTTCTTTAATGATGGTAAACGATATAACCCGAGTACGGATACAGATGAATAAATTAGAAGAAAAAGTAAATGAAATTTTAGGTGTAGAATCAGAAGCACCAAAACCACAAGAGTTTCAACCACCTGTTAAAAGAAAGACTGGTGAAGTTGAAGTAAAAATGGATAAAGATATTAATACTGATTACGATTATAGTAGAGATAGTTATTATAATCTAATTGAAAAAGGTCAAGAGGCAATACAAGGCATACTTGATATTGCAAAAGAAGGTCAACACCCTAGAGCATATGAGGTTGTTGGACAGTTAATAGGTCAAGTTGCTACTTCGGTTGATAAACTACAAGACTTACAAAAAAAATTGAAAGACTTAAAAGAAGTACCTGGCAAGACAAACGCCACTATCAAAAATGCTTTATTTGTTGGATCAACGACAGAATTGCAAAAAATGTTAAACAAGAATACAGTAGAAACTAATAGTGAAAGAAAAAAGGAAAATGATAATGAAAAAAGTTTTAAAGACATCACACCAAAATAACACTTTTAGAACTCTTATACATATAGTAAGGAGTTTTAAATGATTGAAGTACGAGAAATAGATTTAGAAACAGCAAACAGTTATCTTAAACAAGAAGGCCTTAACGAATCTGAGGCGCAATTAAAATTCAACAGATTAAATTCTGAGTTGTACAATAGTGTCAAGTTAAAAGGTGCAACTACATCAATTAAAGGACCAATTTTTGAAAAGTTTATGCCGATTTATGGAGGAAAAACTACCTGGTTAGGTGCTTTTGACGGAAATAAATTTGCAGGTATTCATTGGCATTCCATTACACACACAGGTAGTGATGAAATATCTGGATCAAAAGATGTTTTTGATGGCAATTTATTTGCAGACAATGTTGAAAATGCTAGAGCATTACACGAAGAATTTGATAGACGAATTAAAGATAAATATATAGTTAATTATGCTTTTAGTTTTCCTGAAGACAATTTTGATTTGGATTATAGAAAAAGTTTAGGTTATAAAGTTTGGGCTACAAGTGAAATTAAAAATATTAATACAAATAAAAAAGAACCTTTATATTTTTTAAAAAGATTATCAGGTTTGGCACCAAAAGTTACGACTGAAGATGAATTAAAAAAAATAAAAATTGCTTTATTAAAAAAACAATTGGAAGAATTAGGTGCTTGAATATAAATTACCATTAGAAAGTTTTATAGGTGCTTGGCATATTGATCCTAAAATATGCGATGGACTTATAAATGTATTTAACAACAATACTGATCGTCATAATACAGGTGTTATAGGTGGCCCTCACAATGTTAATAAGAACAACAAAGATTCAGTTGATCTTGGATTACACCCAGACTATACAGACCCTGCTTTTATGGAGTATAAAAAATCATTAAAAGATTGTGTTAAATTATATGAAGAAAAGTATCCTGAATTAAGTAATTTTCAACAATATGGAATGAACGAAGGTGCTAACATACAGTATTATAAACCTGGTGGAGGTTATTTTGCTGAGCATTGTGAGAGAACATCTAAAAATGAAAATCGTTGTCTTGTATGGATGACATATTTAACAGATACACCTGACGCTGGTACAAATTTTAAATATCAAAATATTACGACACCTTGTAAAAAAGGTTTAACTGTAATTTGGCCAACTGATTTTACACATACTCATAGTGGACAAATATCTAAAACACACGAGAAATATATTATTACAGGTTGGTTTGGATATACAAAAACTATGTGGGAAGATGACCCTAGGAGTATGAAGAAAGATCCAACTACAGGAAAAGAGTATCAAGGTTATAACTATAATGATTAATGACGCCTATCTAGGTAATCCTAATCTAAAGAAGATCAACACACCACAAGAATTTACTAAAGAACAAATTTTAGAATATCAAAAGTGTGCTGGTGATCCTGTGTACTTTATGGAAAAATATATTCGTATTGTATCACTTGATGATGGTCTTGTGCCATTTAAAATGTACGACTTTCAAAGAAAGATTGTAGAAACAATACACAACAACAGATTCACAATTTGCAAACTACCAAGACAATCAGGTAAATCTACAACAACTGTTTCTTACTTAATGCACTATGCAATGTTTAATCCAAACTCTAACATTGCTTTACTTGCCAATAAGTCTTCAACTGCTAGAGATATATTAGGTAGACTACAACTTGCATATGAAAATTTACCTAAATGGATGCAACAAGGAGTAGTTAACTGGAACAAAGGTAACATTGAGTTAGAAAATAAATCTAGCATTGTTGCTGCTGCCACTTCTTCAAGTGCTATTAGGGGTGGATCATATAATATTATATTCCTTGATGAGTTTGCTTTCGTACCTACAAACATTGCTGAAATGTTTTTCAGTTCCGTTTATCCTACTATATCTTCAGGTAAGAAAACAAAAATGGTAATTGTATCTACACCTTATGGTATGAATCAATTTTATAAATTATGGATTGATGCTGAAAAGAAAAGAAACGATTACATACCTATTGAAGTACATTGGTCAGAGGTTCCTGGTAGAGATGAAGAATGGAAAGAACAAACAATTAGAAATACATCACCTGAGCAATTTCAACAAGAGTTTGAGTGTGAGTTTTTAGGTTCTGTCAATACTCTTATTTCACCATCAAAAATTAAAGCATTAACTTATGAACCACCTCAACTATCAAAAGGAAGTGTAGATCAATTTGAAGCACCTATTAAAGGTCGTACTTATGTTTGTACAGTTGATGTCGCAAGAGGTGTAGAAAAAGATTATTCAGCATTTATTGTATTTGATGTAACTAAAATGCCATTTAGAGTTGTTGCTCTTTATAAAAACAATGAAGTAAAACCCTTTGTCTTTCCTAATATTATATCACAAGTAGCAAAAGCATATAACGAAGCACATATCTTAACTGAGGTTAATGATATAGGTCAACAGATAGCAGAAGCCTTGCAATATGAAATAGAATATCCTAATGTACTAATGACTACACAAAAAGGTCGTGCCGGTCAAATACTAGGTGCTATGTTTAGTGGTCGTGGTTCATCTTTAGGTATTCGTATGACAAAGGCAACAAAGAAAGTTGGTTGTGCCAATTTAAAGACACTTATTGAGGGAGATAAGATCGTGGTTAACTCTTTTAAAATCATACAGGAGATGTCAACTTTTGCCAAGAAAGGTCAATCCTGGCAGGCTGAGGACGGTAGCAATGACGATTTAATGATGTGTTTAGTTATCTTTGGTTGGGTATCAAACCAAGGTTATTTCAAAGAATTAACAGATCAAAATGCTCGTATGCAAATGTATGCTGAGCAACAAAACTTAATAGAACAAGATATGGCACCATTTGGTTTTGTAGATGATGGTGTTACTGATCCTTTAGACGAGGAAACTATTGATGAATACGGAGATAGATGGATACCTGTGGTTCGTAAAAACCACTAGGTTTTGATGTATTATAAATATCAGTAAGAATTGAAATTTAAATATGGGCGTATTAATAATACGATTTTTGAACAAATATGGTAATTAAATTAGCTAATTAGAGGAGAATAACTTATGGCATTTCAAGTATCACCAGGTGTTCTCGTACAGGAAAGAGATTTAACAAGAATCATTCCTGCAGTATCAACTTCAATTGGTGCTTTTGCTGGACAATTCAGCAAAGGACCTTTAGATGAAATTGTTTCTGTATCTAGTGAACAAGAATTTGTGGACACATTCGGCAAACCTGATGTAAATAACTTTGAGTATTTTTTCAGCGCTGCTAACTTTCTACAATATTCTAATTCATTAAGAATAGTACGAGCTAGCCAAACGAGTACAGTAAACGCAACTTCCGGTGGAACTGGTTTACTAGTAAAAAATAAACAAGACTACGAAGACAATTTCTCAGCGGGCGAAGGCTCTGTTGGAACATTTGCTGCTAGATCAGCAGGTTTATGGGGAAATAGTTTATTAGTCGCAACTTGCTCAAGTGCTTCGGCATTTGAACAAACAACATCTGTATCTCAACAAGCAGACGGCGGTGCCGCTGTTGGAGATACAACAATAACAGTTGATTCAGACGCAACTAGTTACCTTAATGTCGGCGATGTCATTGAGTTTTCTGGTACAGGTTCTGGAGTAGATTTTACTTCTGGAGAAAAATATAGAGTAACTGCTCTATCTTCAACAGTTGTAACTATCGTTCAGCATCCTAGAGGCGAAGGTGGATTAATTTCTGCTGTCGTAGATAACGCAAGAATCAAAAGAAAATGGAGATACGCAGATCAAGTTGATGGCGCTCCAAATACTTCTGCTTGGGCTTCTACAAGATCAGGCTCTGGCGATGAGATATCAATTGTTGTAATAGATGAAGACGGTGGAATTTCTGGAGTTCCTGGAACAGTTTTAGAATCTTATTCTAAACTTTCAAAAGCTTCAGACGCAAAATCACCACAAGGAGATATCAACTACTACCCAACAGTAATTAGTAATAAATCTAATTATATATTCTGGATGGATCATAATTCAGCTGGAACAAATTGGGGCAATACAGCTGCAGGTACAACCTTCACTGGCGTTGATACACCTGCAAATGAATCATTATCTGGTGGATTAGATGGTGCTACTGTAACTGACGGTCAATTAAAAACTGCTTACGAGAAGTTTAATGACGCCGAAACAGTTGATGTAGGATTAATAATTGCTGGACCAAGTGGTTCTGCTAGTCATATTGACAACTTAATTACTATCGCTGAGAACAGAAAAGACTGTGTAGTCTTTGCAAGTCCTCAAAGAAGTGATGTTGTTAATGTTTCTAACTCAAATACACAAACAAGTAATGTTCTTGGTTTCTTTAATGGAATGAGATCATCTAGTTATGTTGTGTTTGATAGTGGTTACAAGTATTGTTATGACAGATACAATGATGTGTACAGATATGTACCATTAAACGGAGACATTGCTGGATTGGCTGCTAGAACAGACATTTTAGCTGACGCTTGGTTCTCACCTGCCGGATTAAACCGAGGTGTAATTAGAGGCGCTGCTAAATTGGCATACAACCCTACAAAACAACAAAGAGATGATCTTTACACAAGTAGAGTAAATCCAGTTGCAACTTTCTCAGGACAAGGAACAGTATTGTTTGGAGATAAAACTGGTTTATCATCACCGAGTGCTTTTGATAGAATCAATGTTAGACGATTGTTCATCATTTTAGAAAAGGCAGTAGCTACTGCTTCTAAATTCCAACTCTTTGAATTCAATGACGAATTTACAAGAGCGAACTTTAGAAACATAGTTGAACCTTTTTTAAGAGAAGTACAAGGTAGACGTGGTATCACAGACTTTTTAGTAGTGTGTGATGAAACTAACAACACTGGCGAAGTAGTGGATAGAAATGAATTTATTGCAGAAATTTTTGTAAAACCTGCAAGAAGTATCAACTTTATCACATTATCTTTTGTCGCAACCAGAACTGGCGTTTCTTTTGAAGAAGTGGCTGGGTAATTAGTAGAGGAGAAATAATAAAATGGCAAACATAAATGACTTCAAAGCTAAACTTGCTGGCGGTGGCGCAAGAGCCAATCAGTTTAAGGTAACAATGCCTTTTCCTGGTTACGCACAAGTTGGTGGAGAAATAGAAGACTTAGCGTTTCTATGTACAACAGCTCAAATACCTGGAATGACGATTGCAAATATCAACGTTCCATTTAGAGGAAGACAAATTAAAGTAGCAGGAGATAGAACTTTCGCAGATTGGTCTATTACTGTCCTTAATGATACTAACTTCAAGTTAAGAAATGCTTTTGAAAGATGGCAGAATGGTATCAATAATATGTCTGACAATGAGGGGTTATCAAATCCTGTTGACTATCAAGTTGACGCATTTGTAGATCAGTTGGATAGAAATGGTAATACATTAAAATCTTATACTTTGAGAGGCGCATATCCTACGGAGGTAGCTGCAATAGACCTATCTTATTCGGAAAATGACGCTGTGGAAACTTTTGGAGTTACGTTTCAATATCAGTATTTTGAAACAAGCACTACAACATAGTATATAAATTAAAGGGCGGCCCTTAAAAGCTGCCCTTTTAAAACTATTATAAGTAGTTATATAAACAAAGGAATAAATTATGGCAGAGTTATTTGGGTTTAATATTACACGAGTTAAACCACAAACAGATCCAAAACAACAATTTAGTCAACCGGCAGCGGAAGACGGCACACAAGTAGTTGCCGCTGGTGGTTTTTTTGGTAGTTACCTTGATATGGAAGGTACTGCTAAGACTGAGCAGGATTTAATTAGAAGATATAGAGAAATTGCTTTACACCCAGAGTGTGATATGGCAATTGAGGATATTGTCAATGAGGCAATTACTTCAAACGAAAACAAACAATCAGTTAAAGTTATTACAGACGGACTAGAATATTCTTCAGCAATCAAAGTAAGAATAGAACAAGAATTTGCTGATGTATTAAGACTATTACAGTTTAATACAAGAGGACACGACCTCTTTAGACGATGGTATGTTGATGGAAGAATCTTTTTTCAAAAGGTTATTGATGCTGAAAATATAAAAAATGGTATTGTAGAATTAAAATACCTTGATCCAAGAAAAGTTAAAAAGATTAGAGAAGTTAGAAAGAGAAGACCTGAAGGTATGATCTCTCCTACTAACATTAATATTGCAGACGAAACTGTTGAGTATTTTGTGTATAACGAAAGAGGAATATCAGGAGCAGCTTCTGTACAAGGAATTAAAATTGCTGTGGACACTATTGCATTTTGTCCCTCAGGAATGATAGATCAGAATAAGAACGGTTTAATATTATCTTATTTACATAAGGCAATTAAACCTGTCAATCAATTAAGAATGATTGAAGACGCTGCTGTGATTTACAGAATCGCAAGAGCACCTGAAAGAAGAATATTTAAGATTGATGTAGGTAATTTACCTAAGGCAAAAGCAGAATCTTATTTAAGAGATGTTATGGCAAGATATAGAAACAAACTTGTTTATGACGCTTCAACAGGAGAGATAAGAGATGACAGAAACTATATGTCTATGCTTGAAGACTTTTGGTTACCAAGTAGAGAAGGTGGTAGAGGAACAGATATTACTACACTTCCAGGTGGTGCTAATTTAGGTGAGATAGCAGACATAGAATACTTTAGGGCAAAACTTTATAGAAGTTTAAATGTTCCTGTAAGTAGATTAGAGGCAAGTCAAGGTTTTAATCTTGGTCGTGCAAGTGAAATTAGTAGAGATGAATTAAAATTTACTAAATTCGTAGGCAGATTAAGAAAGAAATTTACTGAATTGTTTAATGATCTATTAAGAACACAATTAATAATCAAAGGTGTAATTTCAGAAACAGAATGGCCTTTAATTAGAGATAGTATTTTCTACGACTTTTTACAAGACGGTCACTTTGCAGAATTGAAGAATACTGAAATGATGAGAGAAAGATTAGGCTTGGCAAGAGAAGTTAGAGATTACGTTGGTAAATATTTTTCTGTTAACTATGTTAGAAGAAATATATTAAAACAAACAGAATCAGAAATCAAAAAAATGGATGCTGAAATCAAAAAAGAAATTGATGACGGTATCATATCATCACCTGAAGTACAAACAACAGGCAATGATGATTTATTATAGGAGATAAAAAATGAGTGAAGAAGTAAAAAACTTTATAGACAAGATGAGTGCAAATGATATGGTCGGTGCTGGAGATGCTTTTAAAGACGCATTGAGAGCTAAAGTTGGCGATCAACTAGATGTTAAAAGACAAGATGTTGCTGGAAATATGTTCCAGGCACAACCTCATAGTGATCCAAAACCAGAGGTCGCAGGTACAGGTACTTTTACACAAGATGGACAAGTTGAACCTACAGGAGCAGAAGCACAACCAGAAACACCAGAGGTATCAAATGCAGAAAGTCAGCCAGTTAATACAGACACAACAGGCGTTTAATAGCGATTCATATAACAACTTAACGCCAGTTTTAAAAGAGGCGATTAATGATGTTATGAAGTTAGTTAAAAGTGAAGGCAACTTAATATTTAATTTTGAAAATGCAATAGAAAAAGTTTCAAAATTTCATAATGTTAATAAAGACGACATTGAAGAATACTTTGATGACGAACTAAAAGAACAAATAGAGGAATAATATGGCGTGGGTAGATGTACCAGGATCAAATAGTGTATGGCAGTTTGAAAATACTGCTACAGCTTCTAACACATATACAGACGCTTCTGGAACATATTCAGGTGGTATAAGAAGTTATACAAGACCTGGAACTGGAACAGTAGAACAAACTTATGTAAGATGTAGAAAGAAAGGCGAAACAAAAGAGCGTGGAGAACTTTCTAAATCTTATTATGACGCACAATAGGAAATAAAAATGGCAGATACAGTATCAACACAAGTATTATCAGACACTTCAGGTGTTAAGTATGTTATAAAAATGACTAACATATCAGACGGTTCTGGTGAATCTTTAGTTAAAAAAATAGACGCTTCAACGACTACTTTTATGACCGAAGACGCAAATAGAAAAATTGCAAAAATATGGTTTTCAGTTAACTCAATAAGTAAGAAAGCTTGCGTAGAATTGTTATGGGATGGTGATGTAAACGCAACTGGATTACTGTTATCAGGTCAAGGTTATTGGGACTTGCGTACATCAGGAAACTCTATATCAAACAACGCAGGTACACCAACAGGTGATGTTTTACTCTCTACAAGGGACTTTGTAATAGGGGATAATTACACGATTTTAGTAGAGTTTAGATAAAAAATCTTATAAATATATACAAGTACAAAGAGAGAACATATGAAATTAATATCCGAAGAAATCACAAATGCAGAATGCCTAGTTGAAGAAACTGGTGGCAAAAAGAATTATAAAATTAGAGGTATCTTCTTACAATCCGATATAAAGAATAGAAATGGACGAGTCTATGGGAAAGACATACTTGAAAAGGAAGTAAAAAGATATAACGCAGAATTTATCAACAAGAAAAGAGCATTTGGCGAGTTAGGACATCCTGACGGACCAACAGTAAACCTGGAAAGAGTTAGTCATATGATTACAAAACTTGCTCCAGAGGGCACTAATTTTGTCGGTGAAGCTAAAATAATGAACACACCTTACGGTAAGATTGTAAAAGGTCTTATTGACGAAGGCGCTCAATTGGGTGTATCTAGTAGAGGTATGGGTTCGTTAGAAACAAGAGGTGGTGCTAACTATGTAAAAGATGACTTTTATTTAGCAACTGCTGCCGACATAGTTGCAGACCCCAGCGCTCCAGACGCTTTCGTAGAAGGTATAATGGAGAGTAAAGAGTGGGTATGGAACAACGGAGTACTCGTTGAAAAGAACATAGAAGCTTGGAAACGAGAAATTGAGAAGGCAAAGTCTAGTGCTTTAGCAGAAGCTAAGGTAAAAGTCTTTAAAAGCTTTCTTAAAAATCTCTAGTTTTATAAATATCATTAAATAGCTATTTAAAACTAGTTTTAAACAATAAGAGGAGATTTCAATGGCCGACAATAAAAATGTTGCGGATACGATACAAGAAGTTATGGAAGCTACGGCTCCAGACGCTCCTAAGAAGAATGCTGTAGCAGCTGAAACTTCGCCACTATCTAATAGTGCTGAAGATTTAGGCGCAGCTGTTGTTAAACCAACAGACAGCAATCCTGACGCAACGAAAAAAGTTAAAGAAGTTTCTGGACAAGCACCTCAAAAATCTGAGGGCGCACCTGATCCAATGCCTACTTTGAAAAAAGAAGGCGCTAAAGAAACTGACAAAGACTCGGAAGATAAAGAAATCAAAGAAGGCGAAATGCCAGCTGGTCTAAAAAAATACCTTGACAAAAAAGATGACTCTAAAGAAGACAAAAAAGAGTCAGCTCATAAAGAAGATGATAAAAAATCTGAAGTTAAGGAAGAAGATAAAAAAGAAGACGAGAAGGTAAAAGAAAGTAAAGAAAAAGAGATTGACGTTAAAGAACACGTTGACGCTCTTGTCGCTGGAGAAGATTCATTATCAGAAGAATTTAAAACAAAAGCTGCAACTGTATTTGAGGCTGCGATTAAATCTAAAGTAAAAGAAATCGGAGAAGAAATACAAGCAGATTACGACAAGAAATTAACCGAAGAAACTTCAAAGTCTAAAGATGAGTTAGTTGAAAAAGTTGATTCTTACCTTGCATATGTAGTGGAAGAATGGATGAAAGAAAACGAACTTGCTTTAGAACGAGGAATCAAAGGTGAAATCGCTGAGGACTTTATTAGTGGTCTAAAAAAATTATTTGAAGACCATTACATTGATGTTCCAGACGAAAAATATAATGTACTAGAAGATCAATCTTCAAAAATTGAGGAGTTAAACAAAAAACTTAACGAATCAATTGAAAAGAATGTTGAATTATCAAAAAGTAACGGCGATCTAAAAAGACAAGACATCATTGATGTTGCGGCTTCTAATCTTGCTGAAACTCAAAAAGAGAAATTTAACAAACTTGCTGAAGAAATTGAATATTCAAACGAAGAAGATTTTAAATCTAAAGTATCAACTATTAAAGAAAGTTACTTTGGAAAGAAAGAGTCTGCTAGTGGAATAGATGATGTTGCGGCGGAGTCAAATTCTCAACCCGAGGATTTAACTAATGCAATGGCTGCTTATAGTGCCGCTATAAGTAAAACAAAAGACATTAAGTTGTCAAATAAATAGAGGGAAATAAAAATGTATTTATCAGAACAATACGAAAAAAAATGGCAGCCTGTATTAGAACACCCTGACTTACCAAAAGTTACGGATTCTTACAGACGAGCCGTTACAGCTACTATCTTGGAAAACCAAGAAAGAGCTATGAAAGAAGACGCTGGTTTCTTAAACGAAGCAGCGCCTACATCAAGCACTGGTTCTTCAGTTGCAAATTGGGATCCAATCCTAATTTCTTTAGTTAGAAGAGCAATGCCAAATCTTATCGCATACGATATCGCAGGTGTACAACCTATGACTGGTCCTACTGGACTTATCTTTGCAATGAGAAGTAGATATACTTCACAAGTAGGAAACGAAGCATTATTTGACGAAGCAGATACAGACTTTTCAAGCAGAAACGCTGCTGGAGATTCTTCTGGAACTGCTACACCTTCAGATCACGGTGGAACTAACCCTGGTGTATTAAATGACGCTAGTGCTGGATCATCTGATTATAGTAGAGGTCAAGGAATGACAACTGGTGCTGCTGAAGCATTGGGTGACGCTGGTTCAAACCAGTTTGCTGAAATGGCTTTTTCAATAGAGAAATCTACTGTAACTGCTAAATCAAGAGCTCTAAAGGCTGAATACACTATGGAACTTGCTCAAGACTTAAAAGCAATCCACGGTTTAGACGCTGAAACAGAACTTGCAAATATCCTATCTGCTGAGATCCTTGCGGAAATCAATAGAGAAGTAGTAAGAACAATTTATATCAATGCAGAAAAAGGTGCCGCTGTTAATACAACAACAGCTGGTGTTTTTGATTTAGACACAGACTCTAATGGAAGATGGTCAGTTGAGAGATTCAAAGGACTTATGTTCCAACTAGAGAGAGATGCTAATAGAATTGCACAAAGAACAAGAAGAGGAAAAGGTAATATGATTATCTGTTCAGCTGATGTTGCAAGTGCTTTACAAATGGCTGGTGTTTTAGATTACACTCCTGCATTAAACAACAATCTATCTGTTGATGACACTGGTAATACTTTTGCTGGTACATTAAACGGTAGATACAAAGTGTATATTGATCCATATAGTGCTAATTCAAGTGCTAAACAATACTATGTTGTCGGTTACAAAGGTACTTCACCTTATGACGCTGGTATTTTCTACTGCCCTTATGTGCCATTACAAATGGTAAGAGCAGTTGGACAAGATACATTCCAACCAAAAATTGGTTTCAAAACTAGATACGGTTTAGTTGCGAACCCATTTGCAGAAACAGGTGCTCAAGCCGGTGCTGCTACTGCTGTTAACAACGCTGGTTCAGCGAACAGTAATAGATACTACCAAAGAGTACAAGTTGCTAACATAATGTAATATTGGTTGATCGTTGTTTAACGATTGATTTAAGAAGGGCGACCCTAAAAAGTCGCCCTTTTTTTTGGCCTTATAAATAAAAGTATGAAGAAAATATTAATACAATACCTTTATATATTCGCATTTGCTTTAGTCTTTTTAGCACTAGCATTTGCAACCTTAAACAAAAAAGACCCTAATCCTTTAGAAAATATAGAACAAAGACTTGAAGAAGTTGAAGTAAAAGACAAGGTTTTAACAGATAATGAGAAAGAACTAGAGAAGAAGGCAACTGAAAAAGAGTGGCAAGAAGTAGATAAGCAAACAGATAAATAGTATTATGACTACTACTAACGCATATAGCAGACAACCAACTAAACAAGATTACGCTGACCCTACAAAGTTTAAGTTTAGTATTGCTAAACTTCCTAAAGTAGAATACTTTTGTACACAGGTAAATTTACCAGGTATTAGTATATCAGATAACTATACACAACCAACACCATTTAGAGATATTCCTTTACCAGGTGAGAAGTTAAGATACGAACCTTTATCAGTTACATTTCTTGTAGATGAAAATTTAGAAAACTACCAAGAGATACACGGTTGGTTAAGAGGTCTAGGTTTTCCTGGTGGTCACCAAGAATTTAAAAATTTATTAGATGGTGGATCCGATAGATTTCCTACATCTAAAAGTAGTACATTAGGTGACGCAGGAAGAGTAAAATTTAATGCACCAAATACAGGTGGTATATTATCAGACTCAACATTGAGTATTTTAACAAGTAAAAACAATCCTGTTACCGAAGTTAGATTTAGCGATTGCTTTCCAATATCTTTATCTTCTTTACAGTACAATCAACAAGCAACCGATACAGATTACCTAACGGCAACTGTAACCTTTGAATATAAAATATACGATTTCGCTAATAGTCAGGCGAGTAGAACAACAATTACAACCTCTTAAACTTGATTTTTTAAGAGTTTTGTGTTATAATGGAGTTATTATGGATTTAGAACAACTACAAGAACTAGCTGATAAGAAGCTAAAAATTAATGATACTGAATTAGATTTAGAATCATTAAAGACCCCTCAACTACACAACGAATTTTTGAAACACTTAACAAAGTTTAAGTTATTATTGACTCGTGCTGAAGATGAATTTAAATTAATCAAAAGAGATAAGTGGGAATACTACACAGGTAAATCTGATCCTGCTGTTTATCAATTGAAACCTTTTAACTTAAAAATTATGAGATCAGATGTTGATAGATATATTGAGGCCGATGACGAGTACACAAAGGCACATCAAAAGGTTAAATACTTGGAAGTAACAGTAGATTTTTTAGATAGAACGGTAAGACAAATCTCCAATAGATCATTTAATATTAAGAATGCTATTGACTGGAGAAAGTTTACTAGTGGCGCTATCTAACAATGACCATAACAAGATACCTCATCATAGATAAAATAAACGAAGTCTATTTAAAGATAGAAGCAGACGCTGATATTCGTAGAGAGTTAGGTGAATACTTTACCTTTGAAGTACCTGGATATAAGTTTATGCCAGCATTTCGTAATAGAGTATGGGATGGAAAAATTAGATTATTTGCTTATGCAACTGGTAAGATATATGCAGGATTGTATCCTTACATTATTGACTGGTGCGAAAAGAACAACATACAGATAGTTGATGGTACTAAAATTAAAGATGTACAAACTAATGCTGATGATGTAACTAGATTTTTAAAAGCATTAAAGATACCTAAAATAGAAATAAGAGATTATCAACGAGAAGCATTTGTACACTCTATAACAAAGAGTAGATGTTTGTTGTTGTCGCCAACTGCCTCAGGTAAATCGTTAATCATTTATCTAATGTTAATATACAATCTGTTAAGGTTAAAAGAAAAGAAACAAGATAAGATATTAATAATTGTACCAACAACATCTTTAGTGGAACAGTTATATAAAGACTTTAAAGACTATGGATATAATAGTGATCGCAATGTACACAGAATATACCAAGGACACGATAAGGACACTACCAAACGAGTAGTAATCAGTACGTGGCAGTCTATTTACAATCTACCAAAGAAATGGTTTGAACAATATGGTATGGTTGTTGGTGACGAAGCACACTTGTTTAAAGCCGTTTCATTAACAAAGATAATGTCTAAACTAGAGAAGTGCAAATATAGAGTAGGTCTTACAGGTACTTTAGATGGTACTAAAACACACAAACTCGTATTAGAAGGTCTGTTTGGTACAGTAAACAAGGTAGTATCTACAAGTGAACTACAAGAAAAGAAACAACTTGCTAATTTAAAAATTTTCTGTTTAATTTTACAACACGATAAACAGGTCAGAGCTGATATGTTTGGCAAAACATACCAAGAAGAAATGGACTATTTGGTTTCTAATGAAAAAAGAAACAAGTATATTCGTAATTTAGTTACAGGACTACAAGGTAATACTTTAGTCTTATTTCAATATGTAGAGAAACACGGAGTGATACTTCAAAAGTTAATAGAAGAAAAATCAGACAAACAAGTGTTCTTTGTTTATGGTGGTGTGGCAGCTGAAGAAAGAGAAAAGATTAGATTTATAACTGAAAAGTCTGAAGGTGCAATCATAGTTGCTAGTTATGGTACTTTCTCTACTGGTATTAATATTAGAAACTTACACAACATAGTTTTTGCAAGTCCTAGTAAGAGTAGAATAAGAAACTTGCAATCAATCGGTAGAGGTTTAAGATTAAAAGATAATGATTCGGATGCTACTTTGTATGATATAGCAGATGATTTAACGCACAATGAAAAAGAAAATTATACTCTTGCACACTTTAGAGAAAGGATAAATATATACAACGAAGAGGATTTTGAATACGAGATCCATAATGTGGAGTTAAAATAATATGAATGTAGATAAACCACTAATAGGCGTTAAGATAATCAAGTTAGTCAATGGAGAAGATGTTGTAACTGTATTACCCACAGGTAAGAATCAGTTACCAGAAAACTCTCAATTAGTACGAATCGAAAAACCGTTACTAATTAAGTATGTTCCTCAAATGACAATGACAGGATTCAAAGACTATATCGCTTTAATTAAATGGTGTTCTTACACTCCAGATAAAGTAATAACTATTCCTAAGAATAAAATAATGACAATAACAAATGCGTCTGCTGAAATGATTAGTAGTTATGTTAACATTGCTGTGAACTATGATGTAAAACCCGTTCCTGTTAGGCAACAAAACTACAAACAACAAAGGTTTACAGACGCTGAGAATGAAAAGATAGGTGATATATTTGATGAAGATTTTGATGATGAAGATATGGATAAAACTATCCATTAAGAATACTATAGCTAGGTCTCTGGTCAACCCGCTACACGCTCTATTATACACAGATTTACCGAAAAGTCAATGCTGATTCAGAGCCAAACTACAATAAAAAAAGTAACCGAAATTTCATTTAAACATTGACTTTTTAAGAGAAAGGTGTTATATTAAGAGAATGAGAAAAACTACAAAAAAAGAACACTATGTAAACAATAAAGAATTTTTAGCTGCAATGGTGGAATATAAAAAAGGAGTTAACAAGGCGGAAAGAAAGAAAACAGAAAAACCACTTGTTACAGATTACATTGGTGGTTGTTTTTTAAAGATAGCGAATCACTTATCTTATAGACCAAATTTTATTAATTATACATTTAGAGATGATATGATTAGTGATGGTATAGAAAACTGCTTACAGTACCTAGACAACTTTAATCCAAAGAAATCAAACAATCCTTTTGCATACTTCACGCAAATAATATATTATGCCTTCATAAGAAGAATACAGAAAGAGAAAAAACAAGTAACTATTAAAAATAGACTTATAACAGAATCTAATTATGATGATATGACTTTGCAACCAGGTGAAGATAGAGAATTTAAAAACCAGTTTACAGAATTTCTTAAAAAGAATATGTCTGTTGATGAACAACAAAAAATTGCTGATGATTTAGCAAAGAAAAAGAAAAAAAGAAAGAAGAAAACAAAGAGTAGCACACTAGATTACTTCCTGTCGTAATGAAAATAGCACTATTGAATGATACGCATTTTGGTTGTCGTAACGACTCACCTGCTTTTATAAACTATCAAAACCGTTTCTATGATGAAAAGTTTTTTCCTTATCTAATAGAAAACAAGATAGATACATTAATACATTTAGGTGATGTTGTTGATAGACGAAAATTTATTAACTTTAATACTGCCCATAACTTTCAAAAGAAATTTTGGAAAAGACTATGGGAGTTAAAGATAGATACACATATCATATTAGGTAACCACGATACCTATTACAAGAACACAAACAAAGTAAACTCAATTGAACAATTGTGTACATCTTTTGACGGTGTAAACGAACCTTGGATATATGATGGTCCCAAAGAAGTAGAACTAGGTGGTTGTCGTATGTTATTCTTACCTTGGATATGTGATGACAATTACGAAGATTCAATACACGCAATAGATCACTCGGAGGCTGCTATATGTTTTGGACATTTAGAAATTAAAGGTTTTGAAATGCACAAAGGTCATATGAATATGCACGGACTAGAGAAAGAACAATTTAAAAGATTTGAAAAAGTTATGTCTGGTCACTTTCATAAAAAATCAGATGACGGACTTATCTATTATCTAGGTACACAGTATCAGATTATGTGGTCAGATCACAACTGCCCTAAAGGGTTTCATATTTTTGATACAGAAACAAGAGAGTTAGAAAGAATACCTAATGATCTTGCTATATTTAAAAAGATAATATATGATGATAGAACAAAAGACTATAATAACTTTGATCTAACACCTTACGAAAATTGCTTTGTTAAAATGTTTGTATCATTTAAAACAAACGAAGAAATGTATAACAAACTTGTAGAAAAGTTTTACACTAATAGCAATGTACACGAATTACAAATAATAGAAGATCCGGTAGATATTCAACAAACTGTAAAAGCAAACATACTAGATCAAGGAGAAGATACTATGACTTTCCTAGATAACTACATTGAACAAATTGATACAGATTTAGATAGAAAGAAATTAAAAGACTTTACTAAAGAACTATATGTTGAGGCAAACGAATGATAAAAATAATAAAAGATTTTTTACCTAAACCTTTGTTTCAGTATATGAAAAGAATTGTAGAAAATGAATTGTTTGATTGGAACTACAAAAACGAAACGATAAGAGGTGATGGCAAACATATGCTTACTAAAACATTATATTGTCGTCCTGAACTATCAGATTCAAAAACTGAAGTTTGGGACAAAGATATACTACCTCTCTTTGGTTGTATAGAAGATTTCCAAAAAGAAAAACTTGAATTTACTAACTCAAAATTACTTAAAATGAAATTGAATATGTATCTAAATCAAAAAGAACCAGTTGAACACGGAAGACATACAGATATTCCAATGCAACCAGCATCCATTTTTACTTCGGTATTTAATTTTACTAACTGCGATGGATACACCTTTGTATTTGATGACGAAGGTAAAGCAATAAAAGTACCATCAATTGAAAACTCACTAGTTATCTTTGATGGCAAACAAGAACATTATGGTGTAACTCAAACAGATACAGCAAGAAGAATAGTATTAAACACAAATGTTTACACAGGTGACGCAACTTGATAATTTTTAAAAAGATAAGATATAAAAACTTTCTATCAACAGGTAACACACCAATAGAAATAGATTTAGTAAAATCTCCTACAACACTTGTTATAGGACAAAACGGATCAGGTAAATCTACTTTACTTGACGCATTGTGCTGGGCATTATTTAATAAACCTTTTAGAATAATTAAAAAAGAACAAATGGTAAACACTATTAACAATAGTGAATGTGAAGTAGAGATAGACTTTGATGTAGGAACAAAACAATATAAAGTTAAACGAAGTATAAAACCTAATCTATTTGAAATATATGAGAATGGCCAATTGTTAAATCAAAATGCCTCTAGTATAGACTATCAAAAATATTTAGAACACAATATTATGAAGTTAAATTATAGATCATTTATTCAAGTTGTTATACTAGGTTCTTCTTCATACGAACCTTTTATGAAAATGAAGGCAAGATACAGACGAGATGTCGTTGAAGAAATATTAGATGTAAAAGTATTTACTCAAATGGATTTAATATTAAGAGATCAACAAGGTCAGTTATCAAAAGAAGTTTTAAATGTAAAACATAAATGTGATCTATTAGAAACAAAGTATGAAACAGAAATGAAACATTTTAAATCACTATCAGAATTAAATACAACCGATATAGATGATAAGAAACTACAATTAGATAAACATATAAAAGCAAAAGAAGACTACTCAAATAAGATAACAGATTTAAATACTTCAATAGAAGAACATACAACACAACTAAAAGACAAAGACGAATCAGATAGCAAGTTGAAAGAACTAGAGAAGATAGAAACTAAAATAGAAACTAATTTAGAAAATCATAATAAAAACTTACAATTCTTTAGTGAGAATGACAACTGTCCTACTTGTACACAACCTATTGACGAAGACTTTAAACATAATAAACAAGATGAATTAAAAGGTAAAGTAAAAACTCTCAACGATGGTATGCAAAAACTAACTGGTGAGATTACTAAAGTAGAAGAAAAGATTACTTTCTTTGGTGCTGTATCTAAAAAACTATCAGACTTATATGTTGATGTAGCAAAAGTAAATACTTCATTAACAGAAATAAACAATTATAGTAATAAGATAAATGAAGAAATACTACAACTAGAAAACAAACAAACAGACAGTAAAACTATTGCTACAGACCTACAACAACTAAAAGAAGAACTAGAAACTTGTAAAATATCAACAGATAAGATAATAGATCAAAAGAAATATGTTGATGTATTAAGAGAAGTGTTAAGTGATAAAGGTGCTAGAGGACATATAATTAAGAAGTACATACCTATTATAAACAATCTAATTAATCAATACTTACAGGCAATGGATTTCTTTGTATCGTTTCATTTAGATGAAGAATTTAACGAAACAGTAAAGAGTCGTCATAGAGATGAATTTACCTATAATAGTTTTAGTCAAGGAGAGAAGTTAAGAATAGACCTTGCATTATTATTTACTTGGAGAACTATTGCAAAAATGAAAAATAGTGTAAATACAAACTTACTAATACTAGATGAAATATTTGATAGTAGTTTAGATCAACAAGGCACAGATGATTTCTTTAAGATAGTCAACAAACTAAAAAATGAAAACATCTTTATTATATCACACAAAGGCGATATACTATTTGACAAGTTTAACAACATATTAAAATTTGAGAAGTATAAAAACTTCACTAGATTGCAGAATACATAATGAAAGAAGTTAAAATAACAAAAATGAAAAGTGAACCTAAGAAAACTTTTTTTGCACCTGAATATGATTACAACATATTTGAAACTCAAGCAGAACAAATTGACTTCAAAGAGTTAGCAAAGTTTATCTTAACTAAAGAAAAAGAAATATTAAGTTTACCTGCAACAGGTGACGCTTACACAGGAATGAAAGAAGACAGTACAACTACTAGATTTGATAAGTACAATGTTCTTAATTGGGAAGACGAAAACATCAAACACCTAAAAGGAAACATAATAACCTTTCACAACGGAATGATGAAATACTTTAATCAACCACTTCCAAAAGAATTGTATATACAATGTTGGACCAATATAATGAGAAAGGGAGAACAAATAAAACCTCATATACACGATATAGGACCAAACTGTTATTTAGGAGGTCATATTTGTGTACAATGTGATGATACATCTACTCACTATATTAATCCAGTAAATCAAATTAATGATCCTATGACATTTGCTAGTAAAAATGATGTAGGTAAAATGACTATCTTTCCGAACAATATACCACACTATACAGATATACAAAAATCAGATAAAGAAAGAATAACAATTGCATTTGATTTAATAACTTACAATCCAAACAAAGATAACTATGTGAGGCTAATATGAAAGAACTAAAACTAATACCACCAACTGATCCAAGAGTACAATCGGCAATCGCACCTTTTAATAACGATATGTTAAAAGATGAAGGATTTAAAGATAGAAAAGAATTGTCAGAAGCAATGTTTGACACAATGAAAAAATATGGTGGCATAGGTTTATCTGCTAATCAAGTAGGTTTACCTTTTAATATGTTTGTAATAGGCGATCATCCTGAAGTAGAAAAAAATTTAAAGATGACTTGTTTTAATCCTATAATTATATCAAGTAGTGTAGAGGAAGAAGTGATGAAAGAAGGTTGCTTAACTTTTCCTTTTGTATTCTTAAGCATAACAAGACCTCGTAAAGTAGTTGTAAAATACGAAGACGAAAATGGCGATCTAAAAGAAGGCAGTTTAGATGGTATGATTAGTAGAGTCTTTCAACACGAATACGATCATATGCTAGGTAAAACATTTGTTGATGGTGTAAGTAAAATGAAACTAGATATGGCATATAAAAAAGCACAGAAACAAATGAATAGATATAAGAAGATGAAAAAATAGTATGTTGCAACCTTACAAATTTCCTAAACTAGTAATAGAAGAACACGAGGGGTTTCATATAGTCCGTGATGATCTATTAGAAGGTGGTTCTAAAAGAAGATTTGTAGATAGAATGATTAGAGAAGAAATCGCCGAAGGTGCTGAAGAATTTATATATGGTGGTTGTCCTGCAAATGGTTATGCTCAACTATCTTTAACACTACAAGCAAAAGAGTATGGTAAAAAAGCAGTATTCTTTATGGCAAAAAGATCACTAGATAATTTACATCCTTATCAACAACAAGCATTAGATTATGGTGCAGATATTCGTTGGGTGCCAAATGGTATGCTACAGGTTACAAAGGCAAGAGCAAGAGAATACTTTTATGAAGACCCAAAGAGAAGAAGATTATTACCATTAGGTTTAGAAGAATTTAGAGTGTTTGAAGATATAAAACAAATTGCAAAAGATATAGAAAAAGATTACAACATAAACATAAGTGAAGTATGGTCAGTAGGATCAAGTGGTACATTAACTAGAGGATTACAAATGGCGTTTCCAGACAAAGATGTTAATGTAGTATCAGTTGGTCACAAAATGAAACAGAATGAAATAGGTAGAGCAAAATTATATCTAACAAAATATAAGTTTATGCAAGAAGTTAAAGAAGAAGATAAACCACCTTTTCCATCTGTGCCTACATATGACGCTAAGGCGTGGGCAATTATGAAAAAATATGCAAAGAAAGGAAGTCTGTTTTGGAATGTAGGAAGATAACAATTGCTAGATTAAGAAGTGGTGTTAATTATAAAAGACCACTAGATCATATTATAGATTCATTTTGTTATCTATTAAAAAGATTTCAAGTTAAGAATACAGAATTTAACTATGGCGTATATAACTTTGGTTATGATAAAGCACATAGAAGAAAAGCAGATGATGTACCTGATAGTGATATAATTATTATACCTAGTGAGAATGAATTTCATTACCATATACCTAACTACATTGATCCTAAAAATTTAGAGAAATCTAATACTGCAATCAAAGAACACTTTAAAGATTTAAAAGATAAACATATTATTATATTCAGATCAGATAGAGGAGATGATGAAAACTTATATAGAAATTATACATTTAAAGATAACCCTATTCGTAAAGTATCTATATTAGATGAAACAGATATACCAGGAAACATACATCAATTGAAGTATCATTTTATTAAAGAAGAACTACCAGAGAATGATAAGAGACCTTATCTCTTTTCTTATTGGGGAACAGAAAAAAGACGAGATGTAGGTGGTGTGGTTAGTGGAGATAAAAGACACGAAGTATTAAAAGAAATACAAAATGGTATGGGTAGATTTTATACAAGATTTATAGGTAGATTTTCTACTGTCAAAAGAGATATGAAACCAGACAGTATGAGAAACATATTACCTATATTAAACCAATCAAAATATACATTATGTTTTAATTGGAAAGATAACAAAGCAACCACAAGTAGATACCACGAAGCACTTGCAAGTGGCATTATACCTATGGTTTACAAAGATTATGATTCGACAGGAATACTCGTAAAAGACGATTGGCAAAGAGTAGAAAGTGCTGAGGAGTTGTGTGATAAGATGATGAATACTGATTATAACAGTAAATTTGAAGAAATCCACAACAACTATAAGCAATCACTATTGACAAAAGACGAAATTTATGATACCTTTGAGTCTACATTATTCAAAATAATAGGAGAATAAAATGGTAACTAATAAAGACGCATTGTTAAAATCATTGCACCAAAATAAACAACAGTTTGAACCAGATCAACCTGTAAATCAAGTAGAAGATGAAGCATTAATAAAAGGTAATCTAAACTTTGGACCTTTTGTTGCTTACTTTAAAATACCTCAAAGTTTAAGAGAAGGACTATTAAAAAAAGGTAAAGAATTAAAACCAGGAAGTGCTAATGACAGACTTGTAGGTCTATTAGGAGATCAAAGAGTTTATACAGACGAAGACAAAGAATGGTTTGTAAAGAAATTTCAACCTTATATGGAAGAATATGTACGAGGCAAAGCACAGTTTGACGGACAAGAATTTGATAATAAAAATCACTCTACATCATTTACTTTAATTGATCTATGGATTAACTATATGAAAGGTGGAGAATTTAATCCTGAACATACACACACAGGACAGTTAACCTGGGTTGCGTATTTAAAAGTACCTAATATGTTAAAAGAACACGAAGATTTTAAAGGGAATGGTCTTGGGCCAGGCTCTATTGGATTTCATTATGGAGAAGGAACAAATGGTGATTGGGCACAACATACATACAAGTATCTTCCTGAACTAGATGGTTTATGGATATTTCCTGCACAGTTAAGACATAGAGTAAATCCTTTCTATGATAAAACACAAGAAAGAATTAGTGTATCAGGTAATTGTTATTTCAATAGACCAGAAATGCCTAGTCAGGCAAAACCACCTAAACAAGCAATGCCAGGTTGGCAATATTAATTGTATGAGTGATCTACTAAAAGAAACACACGATCTAATAAAGTCTAAAGGGTTTCCCTATTACCCTAAAGATGAGAAGTGGCGAAACAACATCTATAATATGTTGTTAGCATTTAGACGAGATACTATGGTAGATCACAAAAACAAAGTTATAGGTCAATCAATTCACGGACTAAACCTTGCGTGGTCTTTTATGGAACACGCTTGGGGTATTAAGTGTGGTAAGATGAAGACACCTATGGAAGTATGGAATGACGAAGAACATTTAAGTAAAGGTATTAACAAGATACTTACTGGTACTTTCTTTAAAAAGAAACCTGCACACGATATAACAGATTCAGATATGAGATCAATGCTAAGAAGATACTCTGGCACTCAAATGGTATCTAACTTTAGACCTACAGCTGCAGCTGCTTTATACGACATCTTTGTAGAAAAAGATAGTCCACTAGAAGGCACATCTGCTGGTACAGTATGGGATCCTAGTATGGGTTATGGTGGTAGACTATTAGGTGCAATCGCAGCCGGTGTTAATTACATAGGTACTGATCCTTGTATTCCAACATACAATGGACTAGAACAAATAAGAGATAAGTATGGACACGATCATAAATCATATACACTATTAAGACAAGGTAGTGAAACTTATATACCTGAAGATGAGAGTTTAGACTTTGTATTTACAAGTCCACCTTACTTTGGTTGGGAAGCATATGGTGATGAACCAGAACAATCTAGTATTAAATTTGATACTAGCGAAGTATGGAAAGAGAAATTTTTAAAACAGACTATTGCTAACGCATTTAAAGGTTTGAAAAAAGGTAAGAAACTTGCATTGAATGTTGCTAATACAAAACAGTACAAAACCTTTGAAGAAGATACGGTACAACTAGGACTAGATGTTGGGTTTGAACATACAGATACTTGGTGGTTATCACTATCTACACAACAAGGTGGATCAGCAAGTGTTAATTTAGATGGCGAGATAGAAGAAAAGAAACAAGAGAATCGTTATCTAGGTAAGTTTGAAAGACCGAATCTCCCAGGTAGAAAGTTTGAACCTGTGTTTATTTTCACTAAATGAGAACAAAGCAAGAACAAACAATCCCTAAATCCTTGTAAAACGATCAATAATACGGCTTGACTTTTGGGTTAAAAGCTGATACCATTAGAGAATGGACACACTTAATATTGATACAAAATCACAACTTGCAAAACTAATTGCTACTGAAAACATTACAGTACAACAAAATAATGTTAAAACCGCTTCGTTTGATGTAGTAAACAGAATACTTACATTACCGATATTCAAAACAGATTCAAAAGATGTAACAGATATGTTAGTAGCACACGAGTGTGCCCACGCATTATTTACGCCAACTGATGGTTGGAAAAAAGTTTCAGATGATGATGAGTTAAGATCATATGTTAATGTATTAGAAGATTGCAGAATAGATAAGAAGATTCAAAAGAAATATCCAGGTGTTGTTAACAACTATTTAAATGGTTTTGAAATACTTAACAGACAAAACTTCTTTGGTTTAAAAGACAAAGATTATGATTTAGACTTAATGTTAATTGACAAAATTAATATCTTTTATAAGTCTTCAAAAAAATTACAATTTAACTTTAGTACATTAGATAAAGTATGGTTGAAAAAAGTTGACGCAATGAAAACTTTTAAAGATGTAGTTAATCTTGCTAAACTATTATTAGAGTGGCAAAAAAAAGAAGTAAAAAAACTTAAAAAGTTACCTGATTTTGACGATCACATTTTAGTTGAAAACTATGATCTTAATGACTCACAAAAAGATTCATTAGATAGTAAAGACATTGACGACAAAGACAAAGACGGTGAAAATTCAAATGAAGAAGGTAAAGATAAACAAGAATCAAAAGAAGGTAAAGAAGAGTCAGAATCAGACCAAGATAAACCTGCTGTAAGTGATAAGTCTGCTAAAGATGAAGACGGTAGTGCCGGTGGTGCTGTCGGTTCAGGTGGTGACGGTAAACTTACTTCTATTACTAACAACTGGTTTGAAGGTCACAAAGAAAAACTATTAGATCAATCAAAAAGTTATTATTACAGATCAATACCAGAACCAATTTTAAATAAAGTAATTCATTCCAATGAGAACTTTATTAAAGATATGAAATTGTCTTTTAGAAAAGACGCTATTACTGCTAGAAACTATTTACCATATCTTAACAAAGAATATAAAAAGTTTACTAACGATTCTAAAAAGACTATTATGTATCTAGTTAAAGAGTTTGAAATGAAAAAGGCTGCTACTGCCTATAAAAGATCAAGTACACATAAAACAGGTACAATTGATCCTCTTAAATTACATAGTTATAAATTCAACGAAGATATATTCAAAAGATTAACAGTATCACCAGACGCTAAAAATCACGGTATGATGATGTTGCTTGATTGGTCAGGTTCTATGTCTGATACTATTTTTAAAACTGTTCAACAAACAATCCAATTAGTATATTTTTGTCAAAAAACAAATATACCTTTTGAGTTATATTTCTTTTCTAGTGAAATGGATAGATATGACGGTGTTGATTATACTAGAAGTAATAAGATGTCAAAAGGTTTCAAATACAAACCTGGCGATATGGGTATTGATAAAATCAAACTAGTTAATGTTGCAAGTCATAAACTTAAAAAACAAAAATTAGATGAGTCTTTAATGTATCTATATCACTTAGCACTACATTATGAAACTAGATATACTTGGAGAAGTAATTTCAATGCTCTTGATAGACCACCAGAATCAGTAAGTATACCTAGTGAGTATTACTTAGGTTCAACACCTTTAAATGAGGCATTAATTATTATGTTAAAACTAGTACCTTTATTTAAAACAAAATACGGTATAGAAAAAATGAATTTAATTACCTTAACTGATGGTGGCGGTAATTACGGTTGTTCAGATACAATGAAAATTGATCCAAAATCAAATAAAATAACAGGTGAGTATCCAAACAATAGAGGTAATACAGATGTCTTTATCTATAAGAAGAAAAACCACGAAGTAAAAGATGAACTTTATGGTTATAGATCAACTGGATTTACAGGTACTATATTAAATATGTTAAGAAAATATCACGGCATTACAACTATCGGTTTCTATTTGATAAAAAGAATAAGAAGATTTGAAACTGAACATTACTTTAGACCTCAGGATATGTCTGTATCGTGGGATAAAAGAGAAGGTGTATTCCAAAAGAATAGAACTCAATTTAATAAAGAGAAGGTATGTGCTGTTGCTCAATCAGGTTATGATGATTACTATATTGTTAACGCTAAAGATATGAAAGTTGAGAATACTGATCTTTCAACTGTAAGTAGTGATATGAAGACAGGTAGAATCAAACAATTATTCAGTAAGAGTATGAAAGGAAGAATCACTTCCAGAGTGCTTTTAAACAAATTTATTGAGAAGGTCGCTTAATAATGAGTAAAATCAACGGTTATAAACGCTTGACATTTGACCCAAAACGTGATAGCCTATATGTATATTTAATAAATGAAAGGACTAATAAATGCTATTAAATGAAAAACAAAGACAATTTGTAGAACTATGCTACAAAGAGTTTGGTGATATTAAAGAGATCACAAGAAAACAACTAGTTGAAGTTGAAAAGAAACATAAGGTTGCTTTTCCACAATGGTTAGTTGCTGATAAAAACCTTAAAATAAAACAAGGGATTTATAAAATTCCATCTGGTTCAGATACAGATGTTTCAAAACCTACTACAATGGAAACGGTTGTTAAACCTACCATTAATAAAGAGGCGGCGTATATCGTATCTACCCTAACAGACAATGTTGTTCCTGCTAAGGATAAAAACTTTGTAAGTTTCGGTAACTATCCAGATGTAAAATCAATTATAAAATCTGATAAATTCTATCCTGTATTTCTTACAGGTCTTTCAGGTAACGGTAAAACAATGTCTGTAACCCAGGCGTGTGCTGATCTGAAAAAAGAATTGATAAGAGTTAACATAACTATTGAAACAGATGAGGACGATTTACTTGGTGGTTTCAGACTTAAAGATGGCCATACAGTATGGGCAAATGGTCCGATCATTGAGGCAATGGAAAGAGGCGCTGTTCTTTTACTTGACGAGATTGACCTTGCAAGTAATAAGATAATGTGTTTACAACCTGTCCTTGAAGGTTCAGGTATCTTTGTTAAGAAGATTAACAAATGGGTACAACCTAAAAAAGGTTTCAATGTTATTGCTACTGCAAATACTAAAGGTCAAGGATCCGAAGACGGTAAGTTTATCGGTACTAATGTTCTTAATGAGGCATTCCTTGAAAGATTTCCAGTAACTTTTGAACAAAAGTATCCGTCTGTTGCTACTGAAAAAAAGATTTTGAATAATACTTTAAAGTCTTATGGTAAATCAGATGTTAAATTTATTGACAAGTTAACTACTTGGGCAGATGTAATCAGAAAAACCTACTTTGACGGTGGTGTTGACGAGATTATATCTACAAGAAGACTTGTACATATCACCCAGGCTTATTCAATCTTTAATAATAAGATGAAGGCTATTCAAATGTGTACCAACAGATTTGATGATGATACAAAAAATTCGTTTGTAGAGTTGTACACGAAAGTGGATGCCGGCGCTTCAGCTGACTCAATTATTGAGAACCAGAAGAAGGCCGAATTAAACTCTCAAATGGAAGACAATGATAGTGAGTCAGATGACGAGGTTGATGAAACTGATGTTATCTAAATCTATCAAACATAGTGTTAGTCCAGGAAAGGCGTCCTTAGGGGCGCCTGACCTTAAAGGGACTATCACTTTGGAACTAAAGAAGAAAACTATACAGGCAGTTTACAATCAAGTCGGTTTGTTAAACAATATGGGGTTTCCTAATTTTCAAAAAGGTGAACCAATTAACAATTTAATGAGAGAGATAAAAAAAGAAGTGAAGAAACAAAAGAAAGAACAAGACTTTGGTTGGAAAGATTTTTTAGAATTTTGGCCAATGTCAATCGTAGTACCAGGTATGTTAATACTAATACTATTAGGATCGGCAGGAGTAATATAATGAAAGATGAAGAATTTAACCACGCTGATAGACCTTATCAAAAATTAGATGATAAGATAAAAGAATTAAACTCTACAAGAGTCTTTAAGAAAGTTACACCTAAAGGTGATCTATCTTGGTATGTAAAATGGATTGCAAGTATAATGCTAATGATAGCAGTATGCTTTAGGGCAGCAGATGTCAACCACATATACGATTTGTATTTCAGTTTTGCTGGTACAATGGGTTGGTTGGTAGTAGGATTTTTATGGCACGATAGGGCATTGATATTTTTAAATGCTATTTTGTCAACAGTATTATTAACAGGAATATTAAAGGCAATGCTATCTTGTAGTGATTGTATGATACCATTATAATGAGAGGAGGTATATAAATTGAGTATAACAGTAGATGTAAGAAACGGAAATGTTGAACAAGCTATGCGTGTGTTAAAGCGTAAGGTTATGAAAGAAGGTCTTGTAAAAGAATTAAGAGAAAGACAATCTTTTGAAAAACCTTCTGAAAAAAAGAGAAGAAAAAAGAAGGAAAACATTGCTAATGTTAAGAAAAATAAGAAGAAATTAGAGAGAACTAGAGGTTATTAAGTTTTAAAGTTTTGCGTTGGTGAAGATAAATATATAATGTTGGGGCTATTCGTAAGTCCTCACGCAGAAACCCGACCAAGAAATTAGTCGGTGTCGCAAAACGCTGATTTGCTACTTTACAGCGATAAAAATAAAGTAGCACTTATAGATATTCACTAGGGAACTGGTAGGGATCCTCAGCCTAGTGAATTTCTATAAGTAGGGTTGACAAATAAAATATCGTACTTATATAATACAGTAGAACGCCATAATGGGTTCTATAAATTAACTTGCTTAACAAAGGAGATAAAATGACCAATAAAGCAATTTCAATCTTTAACCAATTAAGACCATTATCAGTAGGATTTGATGATATGTTCACACATTTTGAATCAATGTTTGACCATCAAAACGATACCTTAAATGCTAATGTTCAAAACTATCCACCATACAATATTGTAAAGACAGGTACAAATACCTATGATATACAAGTTGCACTTGCTGGATACGGTAAAAAAGATGTAGATGTATCGTTTGAAAACAGCGTCTTAACTATCAAGTCTATTAAAGACAATGATGTTAAAGAGGTTGAAGAAAACGAGGGTATGCTACACAAAGGTATAGCCAAAAGAATGTTTACAAAGTCTTTCACAATCGCTGAAGATGTTGAAATCAACGGTGCTGAACTGAAAGATGGTCTATTAAGTGTATCTATGGAGAGAATTATTCCAGATCACAAGAAGGCTAAAACTATTAAAATTAAGTAGTTTAAAAGACTAGAGGCGAGGCAGCATTGACTTTCTCGCCT